TGGGCCACGGCAGGTTAGCCGCAGGTATGGTCAGGGTCTCGGCTGCGCGCTCGACTGTGGAGCCAACCGTGGGAATGTAGCTGGAGGGGGTGGGGCCTGCTTCGAATTGTGCGCCGTAGACTAGTATGGAGGACGTTCCGTCGAGGTCGCAGGCGGCGTTGGTGTCCGCCGTAGCCGCTCGAATATCAAGTGCGCCAGATGTGTCACTTGCATCTGTCGTGAAGGTGATGCTGCAACGATACCACCCATTCCCAAAGTCTTGCACGGATGCGGTATAGCCTGTGTCAGTGGTCCCCACGGTCCCGTCAGATAAGTTGAAAAAGGCTTGCCCGTTAGAGGGTGTCGTAAAGTTCCTAGCTTGCAGAGCAACCCAAGAAAGCTGATCGGCCTTGGCAAAAACGGAAAAAGTGTAAGCCGTTGAGGTTGCGACAGTTACTGTTTCCGTGAGGCTCACCGAACCAGAACCAGTGGCGCCGCTATCAGCCAGAGTAACAGCAGAGGTTTCTCCGTCTGGCCCTGTGGCGTCTATTGCAAGTGTTGCGGTGTTTAGACCAAACCACGCCGCATCCGTGAAATCCTCCGAATACGTCAACAGATTAGTCCTCGCCTCGCTTTCATGCAGGATGCCCTCGTTGACCCAAGAGGAGCCGTCATACACATGATGCCCACGGCGGGGGAGATACACAGCAGCAGAGGATGTAGGAACGTAACTATCGCCACGGTCGGGGTTGTTGACCATGCCGCCGAGGTCGGAGCGGTGGACACGAGGTTCCTCAATCGTCAGGATCGCGCCGTCAGTTTCCGTAGTGCTGCCATCTGCTGAAGCTGCGGTTAGAGCAAACTCATTGACCCCGGCAGTTGTCTCGTCAGTGACCGTTAGCAAGTAGCCATCGCCATCGGCCACAATAGACGCGGTGTCGTGGTTTGATGTGCCGACAGAAACAGACGAAATGTCAAACCACGTTGAAACGCCTGCCGTAATAAAACGAACCCAATCGTGATTGCTGGACGACACCTTGACTTTGGCAGTGATCGGGCCTGTGGGGTAGGAAACGCTGTCGGCTATTGAAGAGTTTGTTGTGGAGAATGTGGCCGTGACCCCGGAGACAGAAACATTTGTCTGCGTTGCCCACGCGCTAAGGTCGGTAGAGTTGGGAAAAAGGTTATGCGGTCGCCACTTCAGCAGACCATCGCTATCCACCATCGTCGCATTCGTGGTGGCTGCGTGGGTGATGGCAGAGGAGAAGGTGGCCTCTGCCCCGCCCGTGCGATAACGCTCGGCGTCAAAGTCCAGCACCAAAGGCGGGCGCTTGCCCTGCACTTTGTGCGGGTCAATTAGCGGGCCAAATGGACTGCGCAAACCGTAGAGCGGGGAGACAATCTCACGCATGGCGGTGCCTCCTATGCGTGGCTAACCATGACTTCGGCACCTGTTGGCGCGTAAGCATAGACACGAACAGCGGCGATACCGGGAAACAACTCGCTCAAGAAAACATCTCGCTCGCCCTGGCCGGGGTTATACCGCACCGCACCATCATCATCAGTGGGAGCCGAGGCGCTCGTGGTGCCTTTGACTAGGATGTAGTTGCCGCCCTTGTTCTGGAATGTGATGCTCGTCACGTTAGCATCGGTAAGCTGCGTCCACGTTGCAATGGGCAGGGTTACATCAGTATTCTGTGCCATGATCGGCCTCCATTCATTTGGGCTGTGGGGATGGTAGCACAATTAGAAAGCTACATCTAGCGCGTGATGCCCTGCATCGTGATCGTGCCGGATGCCAGTGTGCCAACAGCTTTTCCATCGCCCTGGCCTCCAGGCGGACCAGCCGCACGCCGAAAGCAACAAAACCAAGAGCAATTGGCCATAATTGAATCATAAAGTCCATTGTCTTCTCGTTTTTTTTGCTTCTTGATGGTCTTTGTGCTTTACCCGGAAACAAACTCGCGGCGGCGATATAGGTATACGTTGCCCCCTCCAAAGTTATCGCCACTACTAAAAAGAAATCTCACTTTAGTGACGACACTAATTACACGCAAAATTCCTCCAGAGGTGAACTCGCCATAACCATCAATGCCATTTCCGTCTTCGCCGAGAAACGTCCACTTTTTCGGGACGTTATCAATGCCACTGAACGGGAGATACAACAAGCCTCGAAATAATTCATCTTTGTCAATTGTTAAGGTGATGTCTTTTGCATTAGCATAACCGACTCCATCCATGTACATTCGCATTTGAATTTCGTGATTACCGAAGCCTCCAGGGCCTTCTATCGCATCCAGGAACACAGCATATTCATAACCCAGACTAAAATCTGGCGTTGTTATCTGCGACACTGCCCCATCGACAGCGAATGAGTAAATGAGGCCATCGTCGGTATCCTCAACGCTCGTTTTGTTGTACGGATGCCATCCAGTGGTGAATGCCAAATCTGCGATTGACCCTGCGGTGAAGTTAACTGTTTCGCCGTCTGCGCTGTTAGTGGTATCAGATACATCCGTTCCGATTAGCATGTCAGCCGCCGCTGGGGTGGTGATCGGGAATGTGGTCGTGTTGTTGATGCGTGCCATTATGCTACGATAGCCTCCAAGTCATTGCCGCTTTCGTCTTGCAGCGAGTTTCCGCTCTCATCAGAGATGATTCGGACAATCCCGGTGAACACATTTTCGCTCATTTCCCGCAGGATCATGTTTACCTGAATATCCATCTCCTTCATACCCAAACGCCAATCAACGACCTCAAAGACCTTTTGCGTCCAACCGAGATGATCGACGGACAACATAACGTTGTCGCCGACTTTCAGATTGAGAGCGCGAAGACCAAACGCACCTGTCACTGTGATCTGATTGCGATTTCGGCGTAGGAATGTCTTAGAAATACGTCGCGCCATCACCTCGGTATCTGTGAACAGCAGGTTGAGTTCCGTTTTAGCCGGGATGTTATTGTCTTGCGTCAACCAAAGGCCAGAAGTGACTTCCGTATAATCGTCTGGCTGGTAATCTGTCGCCGCGCCTTTGTATTGTCCGCGCACAACGTTGAAGTTGTCGCGGCGGCTGTGCCGCGTTGCGACCTCAAGCGGGCTGCGCAGATCGTTCTCGTCAAGTGTTAAAGTTGGCGCACGATACTCAGCCGCCAAGATCGCCCACTTGCCTGCATAATTCCAGAAGATGCCACCCATCGACGAAAGCAGGTTGCGGATCACGTCCTCGGGATCGGCATCTAGCGTAAAAGATCCGTTGAGCGTGTAGATCGCTGCGCTGTTAACTGTCACATCGCAAGCATCAGCCGCAGCCTCAAATAGCGTGCTATCAAGGTCTGCTGTGCTTTCGCTGAGGCCATAATCCGACAGAAGGTAGTCGCGGATGCAAAGCGCAGGATTGTTGCTCCAAGCGATTGTTGAGGTGCGCGGGTCTTCGACCTTCTTTCCCCTGATCCTCGCCGTGACGGTCGGAATGCCATTTGGAAACGCTGCCGCGTCCTGAAATCGCACATAAAGATATGCGATGCCTTGAGCGCGGTGCGCGTCTGTCCATTCTGAAATTGCGGACACAAGATCAGCGTCGGCTGTCTGCGCATCTGTGCCGAGATATTGCTTGACACGCACCTTGCCCACGAACTGCGAAGGTGCAGTGACGTTGCCGCTGCCGTCTAGTGTCACTTCTTCGTCGTTGATATAGATCGCCTGATAGCTGTCGATCTCATGCCCTGCGAAGGCAATCAGGCGATTAAGCTGGTCTTGCTTGTTGCCTGACGATGATGTGATTGCTTGGTAAAAAACAGCGCCGCCGATACGCGTTTCGCCATAGATCACTTGATGAGGCAGCGCCACGCCAAGCTGATTGACGTTCTGATAGCCGCGCGTTGTCGCGCCGCCGCGCGTGGTGGACGACGACAGAGCATTCAGCGCGTAGCCGAGTGTCGCGCGAACGGCGAAGTCAACAGCGACAGCGGTAGCAAGGCTGGTCGCGCCGAATGTGATTAATCCACCGCCAGCAGCAGCGGCAGCACTAACACTGCCCGCAGAAAGAATTGTTGATGCTGTCCCTGCCGCCGCTAGCGCTAGCTGTGGCATCAGTTAGCCCTCCAAAACAAATCGCTAGGCTCAATGCTTGCCCATCGCGCACCATCTGCTGTCAGAAACACACAGCCGCCGCGCAGCGTGATGCCAAAGCCGTAGCCCATCACGTCATCGGTTTTGCGTGCGCAGATCATCCCGTCGCGCGGGTGCAGCGTTAACACCCGCTCATAGCGTTCGTCCATTGCATTTACTATATCCGAATGACCATAAGTCTTAAGCATCTTGCGATAGGAACGCACAGCCTCTTTGGCGGTGATATAACCAGTGGACCAATCACGCGGCAGGCCAGGAAGGCCGCACGCCTCAAGCGCTCCGCTCACAAATGACATGCAGTTGTTGTCGCGCCAGCTAAAACACCTATCGCGGTGCTGGGCGATGTATGCGGTCAACTGGCTTTCCATTGTAGGCTCTCGCTCTGCAATCTGGTAACAAACTCAAACGCAAGATCGCCGGAATAGCGCGTTTTTTGATCCGCATCAGTATAGCGCCGAATGCGCGGGCGGTTCAGGTCGATCAATCGGCTTTCCACGTCTAGCAAGATCGTGGCGGTGTCTGGCCCGAACGAGATGTTCATCTGATCCATCTCGCCCGTAAACACCGTGACGCTGCTTTTCGTCCCNGCTACATCAACGCCGAACTTAACGATAGCCCGCCGCCCTTGATACGGCTCTGCAAGTGCCAAGTTGATCTCATTGCTAGGAATGCCCGAAAGCGTCAGCGTTGCGCCGTAGGCCGCGATGTCCGAACTCTCCCGCATCTCGGAGATGTTGAGCAAGTTTCCCGCGCCTGTGTAGGTATTTCCGTCTAGCGATAGATCGCCAACGCCGTTCCAGAAATAGAGCGTGTTGGGCGCGTCAAACAGAAGATCGCATGTCCAGAACACGCTGATAACATCATCATCGAGCGCATTGGAAATTGCAGATGCTAGGTCGCGGCTCATACCAATCCGATCCCACTAAAACTGATGCCATAGATGGCCGCCTCATCCGTCGACCAAGTGCTGATGTTTGACGCCAGGCGAAAAACGCCGACCGTATCAGCGACGGAAATCGCAGCGCTGTCCGCAGGCGCATTGTTGATGGGAGGCCAGATGTTGATTGTCGCAGCACCAGCGCCATCGCTGTCCACATCATCCGTGACCATATAAAGCCGCGCGTCCGCGCCCGTGCCGATCTGAATGTAATCTCCCGCCTTGAGCCAGCCCGTCTGGCTGATCGTGCAGCCATCCACGTCTAGGCTGCTTCCGGTCTGATCGGCCCCTGATACAAGTGGCGTGCCGCCCGCTTCGCCTTGCGCTGTGCAGCCGAGTGGATCGCCGAGCGTGAAAGTGTTTAGCGATCCGTCCAACTTCGCCAGCCACGCCAGCCAAATGCGCGCGTCTGCGTGTTTCATCGGCGGAAGCGTTACGTCCACCTCCCACCGCCGCCCAGCGTGGTTGATAATTTGCTGCTGATAGGTAAACGGCGATGCTGTCGAGAAGTTCTGCGACGACATGCGGAAAACGACGCTGCGAATGCCTGTGTGCGAAGGAAGTGCATAGTTTGTCACCGGAAGACCCTCGCCACTGATCCGCCGCGCTGCACGGCATCAACTACCTCGCGCTTCGTGCGTTCAACAAGAACAGGCAACGCGCGCCCTAGATCGGCCTCTGTGACGCCGCCTTGAAATGAATAGTTGACGACAACCTGTTGACCAGTGCCTCCGCCGACTGCCGCCTTCGCTTGCGGGACGCTCAAGACGCGACCGCCAGATGACGGGACGAACAGTTCCCGGCCATGCTCGCCGACCGTGTAGGGCCGATTTGCTTGCACAGAACCACCCGAGGCGCGTCCTGTGAATGCCCTTGCAATCGCGCCGACGATCCCGGTTCCCTGCCCTGTTTCGCTGTTGAAGCTGCCAACCAGCCGTTGCACAACAAGCACGCGATACAGTTCCATGATGATCTGGCGCGCCATGTCCCTGAACGCATCTTCTGCTGACTTGGTTCCATCGACGATGGACATAAATGCGCTTTCCATGCTGCCCTGAAGCGTGTCGGCAATCGCTTGTTGCTCGGCTTGAATGCGCTCCATAGCTTGCTTTTCAGCCTCATAAGCCTCAATGCGAGATACAGCGCCGTCAATCGCGTCGTCGGTGTATTTCTTATCTGAATTGGCAATCGCCTTTAGAACCTGCTTGCGCGCGTTCGATGCGCCAAGCAACTGATGTTCCAGTTCGATGCGCTTCATCAGGTCTGCGAATTCATCACGAATATCACGCTTTGAACGCTTTTTGCGTTTCGCATCAGTATGGCGGCGCGTTGATTCTGCCGAGATAAATTCTTCACTCGGCGCGGTGACGCCGGGGATGGATGGCGTGTCCGGTCCAAATTCTTCAATCTGCCCGGTCTCAGGATTATAGAAACGCGTGCCAGTCGCAGATGGGTCTCCACCACCCATCGCCGCCTCAATATCCGCGCGCCGTCTTGCGGCCTCTTCTTCAGAAGGTTCAGCACCAAAGTCGCCTGTGTCAATGCCCCGCGCTGCGTTGTAAAGTTCAACGCCTCTTGTGATTGCACCAATCAAATCACCAAAAGCGGGAATGGCTGTTCCGGTAATAAAATCAACAAGCGCGAGAAGTTCGTCTTTATTGTCAATTATAGACTCGGTCAGCGCTGTTTTGATTGTTTCAGAAAGTTCTGATACCTCTTTTTCAAGTTCCCTCGCGCCATCTACGGCGTCTTCGTCAAGAATGCGACCTGCGCGCTCTGCCTCATCGCCAAGCCTGCGCATCTCGGAACCATTATCGACCAAAATAGGCAGAAGCGCCGTCGCATCATTTGCCAGCGCCTCCATGTAGAAGGTCATCTCGCCTTGCGTGAGGTTTGCCGCTTGTAGGCTCTTGACATAAAGTTTCAGCGCCTCTGGCCCAGACAGCCGCGCGAATTGATCCGCCGTAACGCCGACTTTAGGCGCGATATTCTCGAAAAAATCTGCCATCGGGCCACCGCCCGTTTGCAGAAAGTCGCCGATCTTGTCGTTTACATCCTTTATGACATCGCTGGCATTGGACATGTCAATGCCCATGATTTTTGCTGCCGCTGCAAAACGCTGAAACTCAACAACGCCAGTTCCGGCAACTTGTGCAAGGCGTCCGATTTCAGCGGCAGAGCGTACCATATTAACGCCCGCTTGAACGCTGAATGCAGCCGTCAGAACAGGAACCAACCGCCGAGCGGCTGATCCCAAAGCATCAAAATGCCGAGATGTCTGGCTCAGGCTTCGGCGGCTTTGACGTTCAAAACCACTGACGCGCCTTTCGGCATTTTTTAGATCGCGCTGAAGGTCTTGCGTCCGCGCGGCGATGATGATGTTCAGTTGTTCTGCACTAAATGCCATCGACGCGCCTCACAAGTTCGCGGTATTCTTCAGCCCCCATCGCCTCAGAGCCGGGTTTCTTAGGCGAGTGTGCATCAGTCCACCCCTGGAACACAATGAATGTGTCTTTAGGGATCATATCACGAATTTCTTCAGGCTTTAAGCCCGCTACGATGCCGTTGGCAATCATGCCTCTGACATCAAGTCTTCGGGGGGGTGGGCCTCTTCTGTCTTTTTTTTTGCGGCGTCTTCCATTGCGTCTGGCATAAATGCAGTTCCCACGGCAGCTTGCGCTATTGCGTAGAGCCTGAGTAGATCAGCAGGAGTGCAGCGATTGATGATTTCATCAGCCTCATGGTCTTTCTTTCCGCCGCCGACAAGCGCCAAGGCAATCAGATTCCGGACTTCCCGGCTGCTAGGCTTCTTGCCGCCTGAGAAGAAACCATCCCATAATTCAAAGATGCCACAATGCTTGTCCTCGAACCGCTCAATCTCACGATTGCGCAGCAAAAAAACGTGAGAGGCATCGCCAAGATATTCGACGATGCCCCCACGCGGCGCTTCAGCGGTGATTGTCATCACGCAGCCGTGAACGTGACCGCCCCGGTACTTTCAAGGCTGATGCTGTAGGTCACACCGCCTTCAGTCTCGCCGCCGAACTCAACGGAAGCAATGCGGAATTCGCCCGCATAGGTGCCGAAGTCTGGAACAACAATCTCAAAGCTGCATTGATTATCAGCCGCCATGACAATCGTATTCATGCGCGCTTCTGCTGTGCTGTCCTCAAAGAAGCCGTCTCCCGAAACAGACACGTTTTTCAGACCATTAAGCGTCTCAGTCCAAAGCGCGCCTTCCGGCGACGTGCAGTCCGGCGTGGTGACATCAATCGACGAGTTGTTGATTGTGAGAGATTTAGAGTTCAGCCCGCAAAGATTGCTGAAGGCTTCTGGGTCTGCGCCATCGCCAATCTTAACAAGCAGGGCGCGTCCGAGTTGTTTAGCCATGATCGGCCTCCATAGTGCTGCGCTTGCCCAGGGCGCGGGAGTTTAGGCGGTTTGCTCAAGCATTGCTTGGAGCGCGATTACAGCCGTGTAGCCACGGCCTTCGGGGTCTCTTGTGACAGAATAGTTCTCGAAAATCAATTCAACGAGTGTGTGACCTGTCACCGTCACGGCGGTTTCTTGGCGATGCAGCGCAGCCTTGATGGCCTCTGCGACTTGCGATGCCTCTACTCTACCAGATGCGCTGCGCGAATGACATTCAAACGTGACTGTTACCAACGATCCCTCTATGGTGTCGGTGTCAAACGCAAGCGGCTCAATGGCCAGAAACCTCACATAAGGGAATGTGGGCGTCTGTGGCGGCTCATCATAAACGCGAGTGCTGACCAGTGCAGTCACATCAGAGTTGGCCACCAGAGCCGCCCGCAGGCCCGCCTGAAGCGCCAAAGCAAAGCCATCAGCCATTCAGCGCCTCTTTGATTGCTTTCCTAATCTGACGCTGCACCGCACGCTTATGGCGTGGACCGACAATAGCCTTGACCTGCGCACGGATATTGTAGGCAATCGCTGCGTTATTCCAGCCGTAATTGATTGAAGCTGCGGCCAGGCCGTCATCTGCGGAGCCATCATAGAAATTGATGAATCCGAATATCTCGCCCTTTTCGCCAGATTTGAAACTGCCGTTGATGCCGTTTTTGAAATCACCAGTCAGTACTGGTGCCAACGCTTTTCCTTTGTTGACGCCAGTCTTGACCGTGCGCTGGATTGACTTTTTCAAGCCGGATTGCACCTCAACCGGCAAATCGTCTAATTGGCGCAGCAGCTTTTTCACGCCTTCGATTTTCATGCCGCCACCCCGCGCTCTAGCTTGAACTCAAGNANGGTGTTCTTGCGGTCGATCTGCACAAGCCCCTTGATGGCCCACGTCACGCCCCGGATCACTACGCG